CTGGAGGGCCCCCAGCGTCGCCTAGGGTGGTTCACACTCTCTGCTGTAGCCTATGCCCAAGATGGAGCTCTGCCGTCGCAGGTGCCGCTGGATCCTATGACGGCACAAGGTCGGCAGATTGACATGGATAATGCCCTGGTGCATTATCCTAAGGTACATCAGTATCTCAAGGCGTCATATAAGAATAAGCTGGGAGGAGTGATGCGAATAGGGATTCGTTGGAATCAGTGGTATAAAGATTCAGGCACCACACCTGTCACTACCCCCATGGATGAGCTTTTCTAGCTCAGAAAGGATGATATTATGATTATTGCATTCGAAGGACCGGATAAGGTCGGTAAGTCTACGGTGGCTCGTGAGCTATCTACCGCTGGGACACCTATCTACAATATGACGGTCCACGACTACCACGATGTAGTTGGATCTCTTCAGGAAAAGCCAGATCAGATCTATTGCTTTGACCGGATTGATTGGCTCACTCATCTGGTCTACCGGCTAAGTATGCCAAGCTACGAGTGGAATGATGACCGCGTCCGGCGAGTCTTCCCGGCGCCAGAGACTCACTTGGTGATCATGACTCATAAGTCCTCCCGAGCTGGGAAAATCCAGGATGAGCTTTATGCTCCAGGGGACCTCGTAGTTGTGAACTACGGATATCAAGTCATCAGTGAGATGCTACTACGCATGAATGGTCTGGACTCAGATGTACAGATCTTCAAGTCCATCACTATGGTGGAGGTAGATGTAGACGATGACCATGACTACAAGGTGCTGAGCTCATATACCAGGGGAGTGGTCCCCCGTGACTGGAAGCGCTCGGTGCGTAATCCAGCCACTCTGTTGGAATACCTCCAGAAGGTGGATGAGCTGGTTGGCATGTATGAATCCATTCTGGAGGGAAAGAAGGCCTCTGATGACCACTAATCCAGACCACACACCTCCGGTATACGGAGGGCGAGGAATCTTATTCACTGTGTATCAGGCCAGGGAGGATGTATTCCCCCCTGGAGCTACGACCAAGCAGGTAATCGCTACCGCCATCCAGGAGGCCCTAGACCAGGGGATGGTGACTAGCGAGCAGGTGGCTCAGTATCTGGTCACATCTACATTCCCTATGGTGGAGGATCGTGCAGAGCGCTTCAATGCCGTACTGAAAGCGGGGAGTGTGGTAGGGTCTAATACCACATTTAAGCTGCATAATTCCTATGAGGATCTGCTAGGATCAGCTCTGCGGAGCGATACTGCTGAATCCGAGCAGGTGGCACTAGCAGAGGCTCGCGGATTTATGGAGGCTATGACCATCATGTATAATCCCATCCAGGTGGAGGACCCCACCAACCCCCATTATGTGGATTGGGACCAGGTGGACCGCCTCACCGATATGGCAATCCATCAGCATGAGGAGAATCACAGTCGTGTCTAGCGTAAAATCTACTCGACGACAGTCTGAAGAAACTCCCCGACGAGTAAGCGAGCGATTCGACCTCAGCAGCTCCCTAAGTCTGGCTCGCGTAGCCCAGGGATGCGACTGGATTCGCAGCTTCCGTGTGGTCGGAGGGCGAGGTAATCAGTCTGTCCTGCTCATGAGGAAGGATGAATCTGAGATCATGCATGTGTCTGTGGGTATCCGGGGACGGTGTGAGTATTGGATCCGTGAGCGGAACTTCCGTACTATCATTGAGCATGATGTGGTCCCATCTGCTAAGATGGTGCAGAGGCTCCAGCAGTGGGGTATGCATGACTTCTACCAGGAGGTCTGTGTGGATTCTCCTGAGGGACAACTGGACCGTGCTTTGGACCAGCTATACCGGGTATACACATACCCACCACCGAATGCTAAGCGCCTGATGCAAGCACAGAAGTCCCGTCTCCAGGACGAGTGGCCTGCTCTCCACTCAGCCCTTCAAACTCTATGCGGACGCTACAAAGATGTACTCCGCTCATACAATCAATCTACCGAAAGCGAGGAGCTCTAATGGCTATTCATATGCGATCCCGAAGTGGGGGCTCACTATTCCGTGTGGTCCGGGTACCAGCGTGCATTCTGCATCCAGAAGAGGAGAGTGAGGTCAATGCCGTAAATAATATGGTAGAAGACTTAAAGGTGTTGCTGGGGGATCCAGTCCCTGGTGCTACCCGGGACTTCTCCTGGCATATGGACGATGATTGCGTCCTGGTGAATTGCATGGGCATTTTGCTACAAGCGTATCCTGGAATGTTCATTGTCGTGAGTCAAGAAGGATTTCCCATGGTAGTCTCCAAGGAAATTCTTGATTCTACCTACGAGCATGCTTCCCACCGAATCGTTCCGGATTCCTCCCCAATTGATCAGCTCCTCTCTATGCAGAAGGCTTTGGAGCAGGCTTGGGGACGTCTGCCAGATCTTACGGATGCGGAGGCTGTATCGGAGTATATTCGCCAGACGGTGCTGTGCGCTACTGACGAGTTGCATGAACTCCTCCACGAGGTCCACTGGAAGCCTTGGAAAGAAGGGCATGGCATCCGTGACGTAGAGGCCTATCGGGAGGAGCTAGCCGATGTAGTCCACTTTGTACTGGATTTGTACCTCGCTGCTGGACTCACCGGAGATGACCTCGTGAATGACTACTTCTCCAAGCATCATGAAAATGTCCGACGCTTGATCGATCCCACATATAAGGAGGGGAATTAGCCATGACTCATCAGTCTAATCCTTATGCCCAGTATGGCCTGCGAGGAGCCCTCTATAGCATCGTGGATAATACTCGGGACAATTTGGCTGGAGTAGAGTCTGCTAAGCAAATCCTCACTGACGCTATTGATGAGGCTCTTGATGAAGGATGTGAGACTAGCGATCAAATTGCTGACTATCTGCTTACCTCTCAGTATGAGCATGTGACAGATCCAGACTTGCGATTCAATGCCATCCTACGAGCTAGCGAGCAAGTAGGGGGCCATATGAGGCATAAGCTCTTCAATCTGTATCATGATCTGTATCTGGACGCTCATGATGATTCCCTCTCTGAGGATGATCAGGAGGTGGTCTTTAGCGAAGGGGCATCTTACGGATTTGCTCTAGCGCTAGCGGTGATGCTGAATCCTAAGACGGTGGAGCACCCTCATGATCCTCTGGACGTGGACGTAGACGTGGTGCAAGATATGGCAGAGCTGATAGAGTCTCAGCATCAGAAGATTGTAGAGAATCCTAAGCTCCAGCATCAGAAGCACAGCGTAATCTTCCACTGTATTAAGCCCACTAAGCGATAGGACCACTAGCATGAAATCTCCGTCTTCCCCTCCCCTAGTGCTGCGAGAGTCTCAGCAGGTTGCTCTAGCTAAGCTCTGTGAGCCTGGTAGGACCTATGCAGCTCTATGGGCAGAGCCTCGCTCCGGTAAGACCGCTGTATGTCTGCGATGGTTAGAGCATCTAAAGCCTAAAGTCGTAGTGATCGTAGGTCCAAAGATTGCAGAGCAAGTCTGGAGGACGGAGGCTTCTAAGTGGTTTACCACACCGTACCAATTCTACCCACTCACTGCGGGGAATGATTATCCCTCGGTGCGGGAGTTCCGTCATATGACCTTACTCTTTGTCAATTATGAGCAGTTTGACAAGGTGCCGTTCAAGAGGCTAAGCCCATATCTCCGGGCTCTTAGCAAATGGACAAATGGGCAAGGAGCTATGATCCTGGATGAGTCCCATATGATTAAATCTCCTTCTTCCATCCGTGGACGTCACATCCGTCCTCTAGCCGAGCAATGGAAATACCGACTCATCGTCACAGGCACTCCGGTGACAAATCCTGGTCAGGTAGATGCAATCTATGGTCAGTGGACATTCCTGAATCCCCAGATCAGGGAGAAGTGGCGTACTGCTAGGGACTTCCGGGAGTACTTTGGCGAGTGGACTACATACCGAGGATATCCAGAGCTAGTGCGTCCTATCCGTCAGTATGAGATGCACGCCTACATCCAACCAGATGTGGTAACTATGGCTGGTCCAAAGCACCACTTGCACACCATCCGGGTGGACTATCCCCTCCCAGAGGAGGTGCAGTCTAAGCTCCGGACTATGGAGCGGGATGGGGTAGTACAGCTGTGTGGTCATATGATTCTTGGTCTATATCCGATGACGCGACTCCTCAGGATGCGTACACTGGTAGCTGGGTGGGCTAAGGACGATAAAGGAATCCCCGTCACATATCATCCTGCGCTCAATCGTCGTCTCCAAGTGCTGCAATGGCTGTTCTGTAAGAAAGGACTGGGTAAGACCATCATCTGCTGTACTCACCTGGAGGAGATTCGCCTACTCACCAAGTATATGGACCGTCACCTGAGGCTATCCTATAGGGTGATCCAAGGATCTACCAAGCAGAAGAATGAAGTACTCCAGGAATTCCAGCAGGGCACCGTTCATGTGCTGATAGTCCAGCCCAGGACGGTAAGCATGGCCGTGGACATTTCAGCAGCTAGCAACTTGATTTGGTATTCTTCTGACTTCAACTACGTGACGTATAAGCAAGCTTCTGACCGTATCAAATTGTCCCCTCAGAAGCCGAAGGTGTGGTTCCTCTGTGGTCGGGAGTCTGTTGACATGGACGTGTGGATTACCCTAGAAGAAGACCACACTCACCTGGAAAAAACTATCGCTCGTATTAAGCCCAGAAACTACCTTCTTACTTAGCATTTGCGTTCCAAGTGGATGTGTGCTATAATCGTTTTCAGTGAGGAGCACAAGGCACTCACACTCACACAGAAAGGTGTACCACTATGGTATCCAAAGCCCAGAAGGCAGAATCTACTCCTACTGACAAGGACATCGTGGATGCTGGTATCAACCGGATGGTTGAAGCCCTAGGTATTGATGTACAGAAAGCTCGCTATAAGGCTATGCGAGCGATTGCATGGCAAGCATTCATCGAATACATCGACGAGGACATCTTTGATGACCTGGTTGAGCGAGCCATCACCAATGCTCCTGATCTCCCCTCTGGCTGGGAGCTAGTCCGTCCGGTGGCTAAGAAGGATGCTAAATCAGCTACTAAGAAGTCCTCCAAGAAGACGACCAAGAAGCCTTCTAAGAAGGACCCTAAGGCACCTCAGCCTCAGCTAGAAGACTTTGAAGATGAAGATGTAACAGATGTGGTATCTGAGGGTCTTGATATTGTGCAGGTCCAAGATTCTCCAGAAGCACTACCAGAGCAGACAGTACTCTCCCTCACGGAGGATGAGCTGGAGGAACCCGCCACCCCTCCCGCTGCTGAGCGGGGTACAAAGTCTACGCAACGTCGGCGCCGGATCCGTCGCACTCGGTAAGACCACACAGAGAGGAATATGATGAAGATCTCGATATCACAAGATGCAGACCGGCTTACTACCTACTTAGCAAGCAGGAAGGACCCAATAATCTGTGATATCGAGACTACATCCCTCACCATAGGGAAGGGGCGGATTCTATGCATCGGATTCGCCCCCCTACGGAGCAAGCAGGTCATAGTCTGGATCCCTAAGACTGATGCAGACATCGCAAAGCTCCGTCTCTCCCGAGGAGTGTTCCACAATGCGCATTTTGACCTACGGTGGCTGCGTCATTATGGAGCTACCGTGGATTGCACGTGGGATACTATGCTTATGGCTCACCTACTGGACGAGAACGCTAAGGTCGGCCTGAAGAATCTAGGGATGAGGCTCCTGGGGTATAGTGACTGGACTCTGGGAGAGATTAGCCATCTTACTAGGGTCAATGACGCATTATGTCAGTACGTAGCTAAGGACGTCTACGTCACCAGAGAGCTGATGCGCTATCAGCAGCGTCAGCTCAAGCGTCACCAACCACCGGGAGGTAGTGCTGAATGGGTCATGACCAATATCATGATTCCGGCGATCCGACCGCTCACCCAGATGGAGGATAACCGTCTACCCATACGGATGGACCGACTGGGTGTGGTCTCAGCAGAGATCACGGAGCAACTCCAAGCCATAGACCACACACTAGATGCCTCCATCCCTCCCAGGGAGCAGTGGCCTGACTACCTGCAAAAATCTACCCCCAAGTGGGGCAATACCAACTGGACCCGATGGTGGCTATTTGACCATATGGGGGCTCCTATAGTATCCCGGGGGAAGCCCAGCAAGTATTGGCCAGAGGGGAGTCCGTCCCTGTCGCAGTCTGCCTTGGCAAAGCTCACACATCCGGCGGCTAAGCTCCTCCGGGATCGCAGCACGCTACATAAGTTGCATACTGGATTCATAGTCCCTCTACGGGACCGTTCTGTAGATGGACGCATCCCTACGAGCTTCCGCCTGACAGGGACTGTCACAGGTAGGCTCAGCAGCGCTAGCCCTGCTCCGGACAATCCTGGGATTAATGCTCAGCAGATTCCCCGGGATCCCCAGATACGGAATCTTTTCGGTGATCCTACAGACCTCTGGATCGAAGCTGACTACTCCCAGCTGGAGCTAAGGGTCGCAGCTGTGCTCGCTGGTGATCCTACTATGCAGCGGCTATTCCAAGAGGGTGTGGACATCCACACCTACATAGCTCAACGCCTAACTGGTGAGAAGGAAGTGACCAAAACTCAGCGGACCTTAGCAAAGGGCGTGAATTTCGGATTCCTCTATGGTATGCAATCTAAGCACTTTGCCAACTACCTACAAGAGAATTATGGCCTTATCATTTCTCCCACAGAGGCAGAAGAATTCCGCAGGGAGTACTTCCGGACCTTCAACCGATTGCCAGAGTGGTACCGTGAACAGCGACGATTCGCCATAAATCATGGCTGTGTGGTCAATGCATTTGGACGGGTGCGTCATCTACCCAAGGTCTACAGTCCTGACTTTTGGGTCCAAGAAAATGCCTTCCGTCAAGCCATCAATTCACCCGTGCAATCCACCGGGAGTGACCTAATGCTAGTAAGTTTAGCTCGTTTATCTGGGGATTTGCGTTTGCGGCGTTTTGGGGCTAAGCTTATTACTACCGTGCACGACAGCGTATGCCTCACCGCTCCACGTAAGCACGCACGGAAGGTAGCCCAAATTGTCAAGTCTACTATGGAAAAGGCAGATGATCTTTGTGAAACGAAATTCCAGCTCAAAGCGGACGTCACGGTCTCCCGCTTCTGGGGAGGTGACCCCCTTGCCACCTACTAAGCAGGGGGTGTGTGGTTGGTGGCCTACTACAGCGCAAGGCGTCCCCGTGGTCACCCAGAGTATGGTTAGCAGCTTTGTGGGCTGTCCTAGGGAGGTATACTACAGCACTGTGCTTGGGCTACGTCCGCGCATTACTAGCAAGCCGCTCACTCGAGGCACATGGATTCACTCCCTGCTTGAAGAGCGTGCTAATGGTCGAGATTGGCGTACAAAGCATGCTGAGCTGACGGAGCAGCTCCGATCAGAATCTTTTGACGAGGTGGCTATGGATTTAGCTACCGAGTGTGAGAATATCATGCTCAGCTACGAGTATGTGTACCATGATGATGAGCTGGAGCCAATCACAGCGGAGATCACGGTGGAGCGACCTTTATTCCATGGCAAAGCCCTATACCGAGGACGGATAGACCTAGTGGTGCGGGATTCTGTAGGTGATGTATGGCTTCTGGACCATAAAACCCATGCTCAGCTCCCTGAATGGCGATACCGAGAGCTATCATTCCAGAATTACAGCTATCTATGGGCATGTCGCAAATCCCCAGAATATCTGAAGCTGGGAATTCCTCAACCGAAGGGATTCATCTATGACTATTGCAAGACTGGGGCCATCCGCACGCCTACACTGACAAAGACAGGTCGACTCTCTCGGACTCTGAAGCCCATTGGCACCACCTATCCGGTATTCCGCAAATGGCTGCTAGATAATAATATGCTCTCCGTAATCCAGGGGGAGGATATGCTTAGCATTCCAGACCCTACGGAGCGTCAGTACGTAGCAGACTTTCTGGAGGAACTACAGAATCGCACTTATACCGACCTATTCCGTCGTGACTATATGTGCTTTACTAAGGAGCAGGCTACACGTCAGCTCAAGTCATTCTTCACATCTACTAAGCGTATGCTCAATTACCACTGGGATGATCCTGACCGTGTGGAGCGCAATCTGGCACAATGTAGCGGGTATATGTGCAGGTTCAAGGACTTGACTGTGGCAGACCTGATCCACGGATCTAGCACCCTAGAGCAGCAAACCCGGTACACGACCACACATGATCCCCTAGACTACTACCCTAACCAAAGAAAGGATGAGACTAATCAATGATCTACACTATCTATGGTAAGCCTAAGGTAGGCAAGACCACATTCTCCCTGAAGGGAGCTCCCCGAGGGAAGACGGCTATCATCAATGCGGACGATGGCCTTATTGGCACCGACACTTCAGGATTCACCGTAATAAATGACGTAAGCGTGTCCAATCTGAATCGTGAGGTGCTTAGCCCAGCATTCCTCAAGAGTCACACACATGTGGTCGTAGACACAGCTACTGCCCTGCATGAGCATATGCTCCATGCTATGAGCGGAGGTAAAACCCCTACCCTCAGCATGTGGGGGGCTGCTAACCAAGCTCTGGCGACTCTGATCCGAGGATTGAAGGGAGAAAGCCGTAAGGTCATCATTCTCTGCCAGGAGAAGTTGGTGGCTCCTACTGAAGACTGGGTCAGTGAAGATGATGATGAGGAGGTGATCGCGTCTGTTACTCTTGATCTGCCTCAAGGGGCTGCACGATCCTTGATTACGATGTCCGATTGCATTGGTCGTCTGTATATCGCCAATGTCAATGGCAAATACCGTCGGCGGCTCTGGCTCACACCCACACCTGGTGTGGTCGCAGGAGCACGATCTGCCGAATATAAGGGGCGTCCGCCCTTCTTACCCAATCCCAGCGTAGAGCGTCTGGATTCTCTGCTCGGCTGGACCAAATCCTAAGAAAGGAAGCCATCATGGCTAAAAAGATCACTATTGACTTCTCCAAGACTGAGGAACGCTCCTCATGGAATACTCGCAAGATGCCCATTGGCCTCTACCGGATGCGCATCGCATCTGTCCAGCAGACTGAAGCTAAGGACGGCACTCCGATGATTGTCTACGGCCTTCAGCCGACTAGTCAGCAATTCCGGACTCGTCTGCTCCCCTTCTACTGCAAGCTCCAGCCTAATCAGCTCTGGAAGCTTCGGGACATTCTGGTAGCAGCTGGTCAAAAGGTCCCACAGCGTGCTATCAAGTTGGATCCGGCGGCTATTGTGGGGGCTGTGATCTCTGCAGAGGTGGAGGATGACCTTTATAATGGGGTCGAGCGGTCAACCCTCACTGGGGTATATAGTGCGGAATTCACCGCTGAGATGGAAGATCCTACTCAGGGACCTAACTCTGAAGAGGATTCTGGCTCTTCATCTGAAGACCCTAGCAGCTATGATGAGTCTGAGTCAGACGAATATGAAGACGAATACGAAGATGACGAATATGACGAGGAGGACTATGATGACTCTGATGATTTTGATGACGAAGAGTCTGATCTCGATGACAAATTCCCTGAGGACGATGAACCCGCCACATCCGGTAATGATGGCGATGTTGAGGGCAATGATTTTGATGACGAAGATGATGATTTCGCTGATGAAGGAGAGGATGAAGATCCAGAGCCTGCTCCCCGACGCGCAACCAAAGCCCCTGCTAAGCGCCGGACTATTAAGCGATCGCCCCGTAAAGCTGCTAAATAGCTATTAATCATAATGAAGGAAGCAGACATCGTCCGCAAGATGCTGACCACACTCAATAGCATCCCAGGAGTGTTTGCCCTCCGCACCCACGGGAGTGCTATGCAGCTGCGAGGCACTCCCGATATTTTAGGCTGTGCATATGGACAGTTCTTCGCTATAGAGGCTAAGAGGGACCCATATGCACAGCCTAGTGCAGCACAACGTTATGTGCTGGACCAATTTGACCAAGCAGGAGCCAAGACATTCGTATCCTGCGACCCATCTGCGCAGGAGGTAGTCCAGTGGATAAACAGTATCAAGCCATCATGAAGCGAGTATGGCGTCACTCGGGAATCACGGGATATGTGTGGACTCCGCACATCCACCATATCGGAAGGCCTACGGAGAAATTCATTGATGGTGGCCACCACCGTGTGGTCAGCTTCACTCCTAAAATCACTGGTAGTGATGACTGGTATTGGACTCCCGCTGTAGCTACGGAGCCTACACGCCGTAGGCATGGATTTGGTCCCCAGCGTGTGGTCTGGGTCGATTGTGATGATAATTTCAATGATGACCTGCTCATGCAGCTAAAGCCCTCCTATGTATGGGAGACGTCTCCAGGGCATAAGCAAGCTATCTGGCTGCTGAAAGATCAAATCTCTAGCGGGGAATTTCACCGGGATCGGTTAATGGGGGTCCTAGCTCATGCGATTGGCGCTGACCGGTCTGGAGTAGATGTAGGGCAATTACTACGCATACCAGGGAGCATCCACCATAAGAAGAAGGCTTTCCGTGGGAAGATTCTAGTCTCCCATGGAAAGCCCGTCTCAAGCGGTAGCTTGATTGCAAGGATTTCCCACTATCTGGGGCTTTCCAGGGATATGTCTATGGTCATGGGGAGGAATAATCCTACAGGTGACCGTAGTAAGATCTTATGGAAGCTTGCGAGATCATTTGCGGAGCTTGGTGTAGAGCAAGAGCTAGCATTTAAGCTATTGAATTCATGCAAATGGAATAAATGGCGGGAATCTCCAGATCGGCTTCGTGATGATGTAGCCAAGGCTTACCGGTCCAGCGGAAGGCAGACCACACCCACTACAGCTGCACAGCCCCCCTCTGGTCCGGGAAGCCCCCGTGAGCCTAGAAGGGTGGCTAATAAAGCAGCTTTTAGCTATACCGAGGACGGTTGGCCTGCTAAGTATGGTATGGCATACCCTCCAGAGATGTCGTGGAGGGATATTCGCTTCCCCCCTGATGTGGTGCATGCTATCAATAGCGAGGTGCTAGATTGGGACCAGATGGGGGAAATCTCTCAGACGCCTATGCGGTGGGTGGTCCCAGGGCTGATACCGGAGGGTGGCTGTGGCATGCTAGTAGCCCCACCAAAAGTGGGTAAAACTAGGCTTTCCTTAGAGCTAGCTCTGGGGATAAGCACTGGGACCAATGCCCTCGGTATTGAAATTCCTAGGTCACTCCCCGTAGGCTTATTTGCTCTGGAGGATGGTAAGCCCTTGCTCATGTCACGGCTAGACCATATGCTCAGCAAGGATGATCATCGCCAGCGTTATAATTGGAGGGGCTATATCACTCCGGACCTGGTATGGCATCCCCCTAAGAAGACTAAGCTCAAGATCAGTTTTAGCCCTATGAATTTGTCTGTCCAGCTGGATAAGACCCGACTTCGAAAGATCATCCAGGAGAATCGCCTTAAGCTCGCCATCATTGACACACTCAGCATGGCCATTGGTGGTGCTGACGTAAATAACTCTGCCGATATGTATAGTGTGCTCAGCGACGTGAAGGAGGTAGCCACAGAGACCAAATGCGCTATTATCTTTGTACACCACACACGTAAGAGTGTGACGGGGAAGATAGAATCTATGCAAGACCGCATCCTTGGGTCCACAGCCCTCCATGCTTGGTGCGACTTCATCATCAGTCTTCAGTCTCCTACTAAGGACCGACCAACCCTACGTATGGATGTGCAGAGCAAGACAGGATCCGGCACCTTCTATCTGGATGACGATATGAAAATCTGCCCCTCCTACGATGAAGAATCCGAGCAAGCCCATACCTCTGTGAGTCTGAAGGGGTTACGATCTTCCGGTTGGAAGGACAGTGACTAGGTAGGTGTGTGGTAGTGCTAAGCTTGCTTGTCCTTGCTGATGAGCTTAGAGCCATCATACAAGCCAGATGCACTCAGACCCAGGATCATACCGCTGGTGACCAGCCCATACACATTGTGTGTGGTGATGCCCTCTCCCAGGCCAAGGGTGTGCAGTAGGGTTAGCACCACACCTAGTACCAAGGCTAGTACAGGTGCTAGGCGGGAGGGCATGCCTAGGTCTTTAGCTAGCGTTACTAGGGCTAGTACCGCTGGTACGGTGGCAATGGCAGTCACAGGTTCCATGGTTAGACGTCCTTTCGGTTGTGGAGCTCTATGCTGTCCAGGCGTTTATTGATCAGCTGGAGCTCGGATTCTATATGGTCTAGAGCACTGAGCACGTCAGGGTGGTCATGCGTTATTTGATTGACCTGTCCCCTGATCTGGTCTACAGATTCCCCTAGGTTTTTGGTGCTGGATTCGGTGGAAATTTCCTTTTGAATCCGACCGATCCTAGCTACGACCACACTGCTGTATGCAGCGACGATCGCCACTAGTATCGGGGATAGAGCTTGGATTAGCTCCGGGTATGGGGCCATGTAGGTAGTATCACTCCTTCTTTTGAGTATCGTCAGCGAGGGTATCGTAGGTGTGGGGGATGGATTGCTTCTCCGCAATGGCAGAGGTCAGGTCATATAGGGTGCGACGGCCTCCCTGTGGCCAACCACCTGGTTGACCCAGCTGACGGAGGACCTCTCGCAGAGTGGTCTGGACCTCATTGAGCTTAGCGAGGATTTCATCATTAGACATAGAGTCTTCTCCTGAGGAAGAGTCGGGATCATTGACAATTTGCTGAGCACGGCTAAGCACCACATCATGGGGGAATCCCGCGCCGGGATCTGTGTGGTCTACCTCATGCCATGCTTCTGAGATCTGAGCATGGCCTGTAAAGCCCTCCTTGCCTGCTCGCAGGTCAGCAGCACTCAACCACACCAGAGGGAATCCATATTGGGTATG